CATCAAGACCCTCGGACTCGAATATGGCATCGGCGGCACGACAGACGTAATCGATCAGGCCGCGACAACCGCAGGCTCGAAGGACGGATTCAATATCGATGGCAACCGTGCAGCAACGTCGGCGGCAGCTCGCGCTATCGGGAGCACTCTCATGGCTGCACCGGGTGCCGCTCGCGAAGCCAACAACAATCGCAAGTACAGCGGATACGAAGCTACTCCAGAGACCAAAGCTGCTGCAGAAGCCGTAGCGACCCGCGTCAAGGACGCCACAGACAACAAGGCTCTCGTAGGTCCGCTCGGCGGCACCGCGACAGCTGCTGACGGCGTCGTCGGTGCACGAAACAACATCCACAGAGAACTCGCCGCTGCGACGAAGAACGAGGCTCTCTCGCAGGACAACGAGAACACGCTCGCGGCGATCAACAAGGGAGACAACGTCACCCCCAAGGCCGTAGCGGCTCTGCAGGGTGAAGCATCTCCCGAGACGATGCACCTCGCTCACCAAGCGATAATCATCAAGAACGAGATAGCACGCGGCAACCTAACGGAGCCCACGGCTACCTCGGACGGCAAGTTCACTGGAGGCCTCGGTGGGGCCATGGAGAACCTTCCGATCATCAGGACGCCCATCAAGGCGGCTCTCACGACCGGCGGCGCCGCAGCCCTTGGTGCCCTCGGCGTTCCCGGGGTAGGCCATGCGGTCGGCGCTGTGGCTGTTCCGGCAGCTGCTGCTGTCGCTGGTGCCTATGGCGGTGCCCGCATGATCGACCGACTGACGGGCTCTCGCTCGCCCATTCAGCCGTTCGTGGACCGCTTCGGTGACGCCAACGCGCCTGCACGCATGCAGCCCGCTGCGCCGCCCGTACAGCCGCCTGCGACCACTTCAGTACCTCAGAGTGCCCCGCCGCAGAACACGCAGCTGTGGGGTGCCCCTGCGGCTCCTGTGGCTCCTCAGCAGTCGCTGAAGGCCATGCTGAACAACAACGTGCAGCTCCACACGGGCATCTCTGCCATCGTGAAGCAAGTTGCTGCGGCGTCTGCTCGTCAGAACGCTCTAGCAGTCGCACAAGCGCCCGCCCCCGAACCCCAGCCTCAGTTGCCGTGGTCCGCGCCGAAGGTCGGTGAGCTGTATAACGGCCCCAACCCGACAGCTCTCAAGATGCTGAAGGACAAACTCAAGCAGGGGCTTCCCCCTGATCCCGTTGCACCCGCGCCTCCGGTGGAAGCTCCCCCGGAACAGCCCACGTTCAACCCAACTGCGCTCTCGATGCTGCAGAAGAAGTTGAAGATGGGCTTGCCGCCTGAGCCTGTAGCGCCTGCCGCCCCCGCGCCGACTGTTGCCGTAGGACCACCCCCTGCTCAAGCACCAGCGCCCGTTGCGCCTGCAGAGCCTACCGCTCAGGCGGCTCCTACGATCCCGATGCTCCCGAAGAAGCGCACGACGATCCTGCCCGCAGGCTTCGCCGCGTCTCTTCCGTCCATGCAGCCGCCCGCGCCTCCCGTTGAGGCTCCTCAGGCTGCTCCGCAGATGGCCCCCCCGGCCCCTGCTGGCCCCACGTCCATCGGCTCTGTCCTCTCGCGTGTCACTGCTCAGATCGAGGCCCAGAAGGCTCAGAACCCCGCAGCGACACCTCCGGGTGGCGTCACCACACAGGCAGCTCCTCCTGCTGCTCCAGCCCCTGCTCCGGGGCCTGTGGTTCCTCCAGAGCCTGCACCTCCTGCCGTCCTCCCGACGCCTCCCGTCAACACGCTCAAGAAGCTCAAGGGCTCTGGCGTGATCAAGGAGCGCACGGGTCCGGCAGAGTACATGGACCCTGACACGGGCGAGATGCTGTCGCACACGCCGCTGACTAAAGAGCAGCTGTGGGGGCGCAACATGACGCACGATCAGTTCGCTGCACGAGAGACCTCCGACAAGCTCGGGTCTGGTGAGCTGGAGAAGGACAAGGCTGAAAGCTACCACACCCAGATCGTCGTTGATCGCAAACTGCGAGAACACGAGATGCAAGTTGCCTCTCAGCACGAAGCTGGCCCCGATGACGTACCGCTCGCGAAGCTACTGCTTCAAGAGTTGCACCATCAGCGGTACGGCAACGACGCTCGTAGCGCTGCGAAGTTCTACAGCGCGCACATGTCCCCGCCGATGCGCGCGGCTGTGGCTAAGCTGATGGACGGCCCATTCAAGGACATGTGGTCGAAAGACAGCAAGGAGGTATACGCGACCAAGACTTCACGCAAGTACAAGTCCGGCTCTTCCACTAATGAGCACACGCCGACCTCAAGTATCTTGCACAAGCTCAAACTAATGGAAGCAGCGGAATGACTAAGAAGCTCGGCCTGCCCAAAGTGGGCCGGGCTCGTCTCTACGGCGACCTCCCGAAGGTCCCGAAACCAGTAGACCCTAACGCGCCCCCGAAGCGTCCTGTCGGCAGGCCCCCGAAGCCCATCGATCCCGACGCTCCTAAGAAGTGGCCCGTAGGTCGCCCCCGCAAGGGCAAGAAGAACTCTCTCGCTCTCCGAAGGCTCTGGGCAGATCCAGAGAGCCGCAAGAAGATGATGGTAACTCTGCGCGCCAACCACGCAAAGACTGCCATCGAACGCAAGCAGAACCCAGAAAAGTATTCACGCGCAGGAACCCCGAATGGGATGACCCGCGACACTGCTGCCCCTCTGTGGGCTGAAGCTCGCCGCAAGGCAGATAGGTTTATTCAAATGATCACCGACGAAGGCATGATCTCCCCCGTGGTGATCCCCGATAGCGATGAAGCTAAAGGCGTTGCTGCACTCCACGAAGCCTGCGTTCTCGCGCTCGGCCCCGGAGAGAAGCAGGCGAAGCTCGCCGCGCTCCGCACAGTTCTTGAGTACACGCGCTCGAAGCCTGAGAGTAAGTCCAAGGTGACTATCAACACCTCGGAGCAGTTCCTCGCGGAGATCGCCGCAGCTGATGCCGCAGAAGGATAAGCTTCTCGACACACGGCGCAGGCTCCTAGAAGACTTCGAGTTCTACGCCAGACACTGCGTCCGCATTAGAACCAAAGAGGGCACCATTGTCCCTCTGGTGTTCAACCGCGTGCAGCGGCGCTTCGCCAAGATGATCATCGACCAGATGGACACGCGCGGCTACGTCCGCATGGTTGTCCTCAAGGCTCGTCAACAGGGCCTCTCGACCGTCATCACGGCGTGGCAGTATTGGTGGATCAGCCAGCGCCCCGCTCAGAAGGGCCTCGTGATGGCCCATGAAGCGGATGCTACGGCAACTCTCTGGGACATGTACAAGCGCGTCCACGACAATGCTCCACAGGCCGTCAAGGCCCACACGAAGTACAACTCCAAGAACGAACTGACCTTCGACGTGCTAGACAGCGCGCTCCGCATCGCCACCGCTGGTGGTCGCGGCGTGGCCCGTGGTGACACGCTCCAGGTATGTCATCTATCCGAAGTGGCCTTCTGGCCTCCGGGGTTCGCGAAAGCCAACTTCAACGGCCTCATCCAAGCGGTGCCTGATGTCGAAGGAACTGCCGTGTTCATAGAGAGCACAGCCCAAGGCATGACGGGCAAGTTCCGCGAAGCATGGGTCGGCGCAGCCACAGGCCGCACAGGCTACATCCCGTTCTTCTCCGCGTGGTTCGAGAGCCTTGAGTATCGCGTGCGCCCTGACGAAGTCCCCGCTGACTTCCAACGCACGCCAGCCGAAGAGAAGCTCATCGAGCGCTTCGCAGACGAAGGCCTCAACAGCAACGAGCAGCTCGTGTGGCGCAGGCGCAAGATCGCCAACAGCAACGACGACCTGTTCATGCAGGAGTATCCCGCAACGCCCGACGAAGCCTTCATCTCCACTGGTCGCCCCGTGTTCGAGCCCAAGCTCCTCCACGAGCGCATCGCAGAGCTAAAGGCGAAGCCTCAGGCCATCCGCCAGATGACCGTGGACAACATCACGGACGACATCGGAAACCTCGTGGAGAACTCCCGTGGTGAGCTGACGGTCTACCGCAAGCGTGACCCGAACGAGACGTATGTCATCGGGGCTGACGTAGGCATGGGCGTTCGCGGGGGTGATCCCTCGTGCGCGCAGATACTAGACAGCCAGATGAACCTCGTCGCCACATGGCGCGGCACGGTCTACCCCGACTACTTCGCAAAGGTCCTCGCGACCCTCGGCTACCACTATCACACGGCCCTCATTGCGCCCGAACGCAACAACCACGGGCTAGTCACCTGTATCACCCTCAGAGACATGCAGTATCCGTCGCTCTACACGGACACTGTTGAAGGCACGCTGGATAGCGGCAAGGACACGATCAGGCTCGGCTTCTTCACCTCTGAAGCAACCAAGCCCCTGATCATCGACAAGCTGCGCTCATCCTTCAAGAGTGGCGAAGTGGTCATCAACGATCCCACGACACTCGATGAGATGCTCACCTTCGTCGTAACCGAGAGCGGCAGGCTCGAAGCTGAAGGCGGCGCACATGATGACACCGTCATCGCTCTCGCCATCGCTGTGTACGTTCACGAAGGCAAATGGACCCCCGTCGCATTCTCTGACGAGTTCTACACCAAAGCAATCTAAGGAAACCCATGGCGAAGAAGCCGACTGTCTTAGACGACAGCGAAATCATTACGCGCGTTCTCGCCAAGGCTTCCGATAGCGTTGGCTGGTATGACAGCAAGCTCTCCCGTGAGCGCGAGCGTGTCCTGAATTACTACAACAGCAACTACCCGAAGCGCGCCAACGAAGGCTCATCCTCGTACATCTCATCCGATGTCTATGACAGCGTCGAGACGCTGAAGGCCACGCTTCTTGAGACGTTCTCCAGCGGTGACGACATCGCGCAGTTCGACCCCGACCAAGACATGGCGATCAGCGACTGCCGCGTAGCGACTGAGTACGCACGCTATGTGATCTTCCGAGAGAACGAAGGCCACGATATATTCGGAGGTATCATCCACGACGGCCTCACGGCCCGAGTTGGTATCTCCAAGGTCTACTGGGAAGAGAAGTTCGAATACAGTGACCATGAGTTCGAGGGCTTGCCCTACGAGCACGCGCACGCCATTGCCTCCAGCGAGGAGGTCGATGAGTTCGAAGGAACTCACGATCCTGACACGGACACGTACGCGGGCTCTCTGACGCGCAAGAAGGATGTCTCCCACACCACCATCGAGAACGTAGCCCCCGAAGAGTTCATCATCGCGCCCCGGTCAAAGAGCATCGCTAAGGCTAGCTACTGCGGCCACAGGACGATGAAGACCAAGGCTGAGCTGATCGAGATGGGGTACAAGAAGAAGGTCGTCGCTGGGTTGCCCGCAAGCTCCCCTGCTGACGTAGACTTCTCCCCTGAGGCCCTCGCCCGCAACAACGTGGTGGAGAGCAACTCGGCTGGCGATGATGCTGTCCAGAAAGAGATGGACGTGGTGTTGCTCTACGAGAGCTACATCCGCATGCAGATCGACAGCTCCAAGGGTGTGCGCCTCTACAAGATCAGCCACGTCAACGACACCATGCTCGATGAGCCTGAGGAAGTCGATAAGGCCCCGTTCGTCACCTACGTCCCGTTGCCGATCCCCCATCTATTCTACGGCAACAACTTCGCAGCACGCGTAGTCCCGACCCAGAATGCCCGCACGGTTCTTATGCGCGGCGTCCTCGACCACACGGCCATCACGACCAATCCCCGCTGGCAAGTTGTCAACGGCGGCCTGATGAACCCCCGTGAGATGCTTGAGAACCGCATGGGAGGCCTCGTTAACGTGAGGCGTCCCGACAGCGTCACAGCGCTGCCGCAGAACCCGCTGAACCCCTACGTGCTCAACGTCATGCAGTTGCTGACGGACAACAACGAGAAGTCCACGGGACAGTCCGCGCTCTCGACAGGCATGAACAAGGACGCCATCAGCACGCAGAACTCCTCGGCCCTCATCGACAACATGATGAAGGCCTCGGGTCAGCGCGCCAAGATCGCCGCCCGCAACTTCGCCTTCGGATACTTCGTGCCCCTCATGATCGAGGTGGTGCGCCTCGGTATCATCCACGACAAGAAGCGTGTGATCGATGTTGCTGGTGCGCCGATGCAAGTCGATCCCAGTACCTGGAGCGAACGCAAGACGTGCTCCGTCTCTCTGCACCTCGGTTATGGTGAGAAGGACAAGCTCGCTGCGGAGATCAGCGCGACGTACGAGAAGATGGCGAAGGACCCCGGTCTCCAGCAAATCTTCACGCTCGACAACAAGTACGCGATGATCATGGACGGCATGAAAGCCGCGAGGCTCCCCCGGGCGGACATGTACCTCACGCTGCCCGCGAAGACACAGGCCCCGCCGCCTGATCCGTTCAAGACCCGGGAACTCGACATCAAGCAACAGCTCGCTACCGCCGCGCTCCAGCAGGGCTCCGCAGCTACCGACAAGAACCAGAAGCTCCTGGCGGTCGATAGTGAACGGATCAATGTGGACAAGGCGAAGCTCAAGCTGGCCTCGATGGATCACGACCGCTCCAACAACCGCAAGGACCTTGAGACCGCGTCGAAGATCGACATCGGCGCTCGCGAGATCGCCATGCTCGAAGCGCATCCCCCGAACGAAGATAAGGGCGTCGTAGCCCCAAGGAACTAAAGAATGTTTGGACTACCCCCGGTCCCTTGGGGACAGCT